TAGCTTCTAATGGTAATTTTTTGATAGGAACTGCAACAGACGCTGGGTTTAGATTGGATGTAAATGGTACTTCTCGCTTCCAAAATAATATGAATGTAACAGGTTCTGTTACAGCAACCTCATTCACAGGTTCTCTCCTCGGCACAGCATCCTTAGCAACAACAGCATCAAATGCTTTAACAGCATCATTTGTTCAAAATGCTATATCTGCTTCATTTGCCTCTACAGCATCGTTTGTTAATCCACTTAGACAAGATGTACAAATAACAGGATCGTTGTTTGTATCTAGTTCTAATGCGACTCAATTACAAGTTGGAACATCAGTACTTCCTTACTTATTTGTAAGTAGTAGTGGAGCAGTACAGACCACGTACCAAACTACACTTGCAACCAGTATTCCTGATAACGTAAGAGTCGGTACATCCGTAGATTCAACCACATCTCCACTTTATAAACTTGATGTAAACGGGACTGTAAGAAGTTTAGGCCTGTTCATGACCAGCTCTATCACAAACCCAGGAACAAGCCAACTATTAAGCACCTCAGTAACAGGTTCCTTTACAGTTATTACAGGTAGTGTAATAGAATTCCAAGTAACAAATACAGGTGTTAGAATAGGTAATGCCACTACAGACACTCACTCAGTAACTGGCTCACTCAATGTATCAGGCTCTATAACAACAACAGGTACTATAACAGCACAAACGCTAGTAGTACAAACAGTAACATCATCAGTAAGCTTCATAACTGGTTCTACACGCTTCGGTAGCTTATTAGCCAATACACATCAGTTTACTGGTAGTGTTAGTATAACTGGGAGTTTAACTACTAACGGAAACTCAACTACTAACGGCACAAGCACCTTAGTAGGCGATGTAGTATTTGCTTCTAATGCAAATAGCGTATCTAGAATGTTCTACTCCTCAGGTAGCGGTCTTATAATAGGTACTAATGCTTCCCCCGCAGTGCCGTTTGCAGGTACTTTCTTGAGAATAGGAGCGTTTGATATAAATGGAAATATAAGCGGAATAGGAAGTACTAGCCCTATTATAAATGTTAACAATACAAATAATGGTGTTGGATCTCAAAACACCATCCAGATTTTAGAGAATAGATCTAACTTTAGTTTTGGAAATAGTATTTTAATATCTGGATCTTCATCTAATGGCAGTGCCCAATTACAATCAGGTATCACTATCTCTAATATAGCATCTCACGAATATAGAGCAATCAATATTACTTTAGCTTCAGGAAGTACTTCATATGGTATATATGCTGGAAGTGGAGTTAGGAACTATTTTTCAGGTAGTGTTAGTGTTGGTAAAATAGTACCAAATGCTATATTAGATGTTAATGGCTCAACTATTATTACAGGTTCCCTTACTGTATTTACAGGTAGCGCAATTGAACTCCAAGTAACAAATACAGGTGTTAGAATTGGTAATGCCATTACAGATACACATAATGTAACAGGCTCATTAGGCATAAGCGGTAGTGTAACTGCAACATCATTTACTGGTTCCTTAAGCGGTAGCGCAACTAGTGCTACTAGTGCATCGTTTGCATCAACAGCATCGTTTGTTCAAACAGCACAAACAGCATCTTATGTCTTAAATGCAGTAAGTGCTTCGTTTGCCTCTACATCATCCTTCATTAATACGTTAAATCAACCTGTAATAATTAGTGGTTCATTTACAGTCATCACAGGCAGCGCAGTTGAATTCCAAGTCACTAACACAGGTGTTAGAATAGGCAATGCATCTACTGATGTTCATACAGTAACAGGTTCCTTCAACATAAGTGGAAGTGGATTTGTACATGGAGGTGGATTTATAGTATCTGGTACATTAGCAACATCAGGTAGTACCTCTCAAGGTTTAGTAGCACCACTTAAATTCACTACTGCTACAGCAAATACCAACTATACTTTAGTATACACAGATGAAGGAAAGATGGTTGAAATGAGTAATATTGCTGATGCTCCATTACTAGTAACCATCCCATTAAATTCAAGTGTTCCTTTCCCTATAGGAACAGAAATTTCTATTATACAAATAGGAGGAGGAACAACTATAATTACAGGAAGTAGTGGAGTAACAGTATATAGTTCTCTTGGAGTAAAAACTCTTCAAAACCCATACGACGTTGCCTCTGTTGTAAAACGCGGAACTGATAGTTGGTATTTATTTGGTAATTTAAGTTAATAAAAGATTATGATTTTAACTAGAATGGGAGTTATTGCTGCATCAAAACCTGCTGTTGCAGGTACTGTTGATATTACTCTTTATAGTAGCCGAGGCTCAACAGACCTTGATTTAGCTGGTTACACTATTTATTATGGTACAGCTCTTTGTAGTGGGTATGATGTTTGGCCATCAATTGCTGACTGTCCCATTAGTGATGTATGTTCACAATACGGTACATTAACAATATCACAAAACACCACAGTATACATAGCTGTAAGAAACTGTGTAGACTCTAGCTTTATAACATACGATGGTGCAGATAATGATAGTGCATGCCCTTTTACTAACACTTACTGTTATGATTATGACTCATGTACAGGAACAGCATTTAGTTTCAACTCAGGCACCACAGATAAAGATGTAGCAATTGGTGTATACGTAACTAAACTTGGATATGTGGTTTGTATTTAATTAATAAAATAAACTATATACATGTTAATAAAAACAGGATTAACTAATGGTGTATTAGATACATTTTATTCTCAAATGACTCAAGATACCATAGTAAATAATGATTGGAAAATAATAAAAAGACCAAATCATCTTATACTTGGAAAAACGTCTATTGATAAAAAAAGTGTAATAATGTCTGATCATGTTCCTTTTATTGAACACTTTTATGATAGATTATATAATAGAAATTTTACTAGTATTTTATTTGGAGGATTAGGATTAGGAGTACTACCCTATTTAGTACAATCTTTCTGTACAAGAATAGATGTAGTAGAAATTGACCAACAAAATATAGACTTAATAACAAATAATACTAATTACTTAGATCCAAAAGTCAATATTATACATGATGATATATTTAGCTATACCACATCAGAAATATATGATGTAATTTTGATAGATTTATGGTCTGTAAGAACTCCTGATATTGATGCAGAAGTTAGTATTTTAGAAAATAAATACGCTTCTAATGTATCTTCTGATGGATTATTATATTTTCCTATTTCTAAGCTACCAACATCTCCTTCTTGCCCTACTTGTTAAAAAATTTGGTTGTCTCCTATCCCTTGTATATATTTATATCAAATATAAAAACATGTTAACGATTATCATTTTAGCTGCTCTTAGTGTTATTGTTGGTGTTTGGATCCTCAACAAAAACAGTAAATCTACCACAACAGAAACCAAACCAGAAGTTCCAACTGTAGAAGAAGAACCAATTGGTTACGAATCAGGTTCATTTGCCTCTATTGCTACTGAAGAACCAACTCCAGTTGCTGTTAGTCCAAAGCCAAAGAAAAAAACTTCCAAAAACACAGCTAAAAATGAATCATTAGCTAAAATGGAAGCTAAACCTAAAGCACCTAAAGCACCTAAAGCTCCTAAGAAAGCAAAAAATGCTTAAGATTGTTGAAATAGCTAAAGCATGGATTGCTGCAGCTAACCCAACTCCTGAACAACAGGCTATAGCAGAATATCGCGCCGCTGTGTGCGATCAATGTCCGCATAGAAATCATGTAGTAGCAATTAACACATTTACCTGTGGTAAGTGTGGATGCCCATTAAGTAAAAAAATATTTAGTCCACTCCCTGGCAAACAGGCATGCCCTGATCAACGCTGGGAAAAATAAAAAAGTATATGTCAGAAGTTAAAAAACTTACAACCGAAGAATTACAGCAAATTAAAGAAATGCAAGCTCAATACAATAAGTTTGTATTTGAACTTGGATCAATTGAAGCACAATTGCAAAATATCATTGCTACTCAAGTAATGATTGAAACCGAAAAAGGTAATGTTTTAGAAGATATTAAGAAATTAGGTGAACGCGAAAAAGAAATTATCAATACACTCCAAGCAAAATACGGCGCTGGATCAATTAATCCAGAAACGGGCGAAATTACTCCGCTTTAATCGAGAGACTTCTGCGTTTTGTGCGTTTTTGTAAATATTTATCGTTAGGTAATCCCTAATTATAAATTAAACAATTACAAATAAAATGGCAGAAGTAATTCTTTCCCCTGGTGTATTTCAGATTGAATCTGATCAAAGTTTATACACTCAAGCCCCACCAGCTCTTGGCGCAGCTATTGTAGGACCTACAGTAGGTGGTCGTCCATTCGTACCAACTTACGTTACTACTTACACACAGTATTTATCACTTTTTGGTGATATTTTTAAAAGTGGTAGCTACTATTACGAATATTTCACTTCACAAGCTGCTCGTGAATATTTCCAAAATGGTGGACAATCATTATTAGTAACCAGAATTATTAGTGGTTCTAATGGTATTAACACTTATGCTCAAGCTAGTGTACCTAATTCTGGTTCTGTTGGAACATCATTTGTTCTTGAAACATTAGCTTGGGGTAACCAAATGAATAACAGCTCTAGTATATCAAGTGGTGCTTTAGCTAGTGGTTCTGCTCAAAACGTTCGTTGGGAAGTAACTAATGTAAATACCGGTAGCAATGGTGGTACATTTACACTTGTAGTTCGTCGTGGTGATGATAATGATGCTCAAAAGAATATTTTAGAAACATGGGCTAACATGAGTTTAGACCCACAACTCCCTAACTATGTTGCTCGTGTAATTGGTGACTTAAAACCAGAATATAATACAACTACAGGGCAAGTTGATTTTAAAGGTACTTATTCAAACCAATCATTATATGTTCGTGTTGCATCTGTAACTACTCCAAACGTAGATTCTATTGATAATAATGGTAATTTCAAATTTACTCAATACAGTGGTAGTTTACCTCAAGTAGGTAGTGGTTCATATGGTGGTTCATTTAATGGTGGTGTAGCTGATACTAACTTAGCCAAAAATATGAATGAAAACATTGGTGATGGTTCTTCTACCGCCAATAACATCCAAGGATTTATGCCAGATGATTATAATCGTGCCTTCACATTATTATCAAATAAAGATGAATATCAATTTAATGTATTGATGGCTCCAGGTGCTGGTTTAGATACAGCTGCTGGTGATAATATGATTGCTACTTGTGAAGGTCGTGGTGATGCTATTGCAATTTTAGATGCTGGTAAATATTCAACTACTATTGTTGGTGCTACTCAAAATGCCTCTGGTCAATCTAGCAACTATGGTGCTACTTATTATCCATGGGTTCAATTGTTTAGCTCTAACTTAGGTAAGACTGTATGGTGTCCTCCATCAACAGTAATCGGTGGTGTATTAGCCTTCAACGACCAAGTAGGTGCTGAATGGTTTGCACCAGCAGGTTTAAATCGTGGTGGTATTCCTTCAGTAGTAAGAGCTGAACGTCGCTTATCTCAAACAGATCGCGATACATTATATACAGGAAATGTTAACCCATTAGCTACATTCCCAGGAACTGGAGTGTGTGTATGGGGTCAGAAAACATTACAACGCAAACCAACAGCTCTTGATCGTGTAAACGTTCGCCGCTTGTTGATTGCATTGAAAGACTTTATTGGTGGTGTTGCTCGCAACTTAGTATTCGAACAAAATACAACTGTTACTCGTAACCGTTTCTTAAGCCAAGTAAACCCATATCTTGAATCAGTAGTTCAACGTCAAGGTTTATTTGCTTACAGAGTAGTAATGGACGAAACTAACAACACACCTGATGTAATCGATAGAAATCAGTTAGTAGGTCAGATTTTCATCCAACCAACTAAGACTGCTGAATTCATTATCTTGAACTTTAACTTAACTCCAACCGGTGCTGAGTTCCCTGCATAAGGGACTCAGGCCGTTAATATTTATTAACAGCAATTAAACAACAATAGAAAATGCCAGTATTAAATCCTAACGAAATCATGTTTACAGCGTTTGAGCCTAAAGTAGCCAATCGCTTTATCATGTATATTGATGGTATCCCAGCTTATTTGATTAAAAAAGCTAGTGCTCCTGGATTCGAAGCTAACGTAATTAAATTAGACCACATCAACGTTTACCGTAAAATTAAAGGAAAGGTTGAATGGAACGATATGACCTTAGAATTATACGATCCTGTAACCCCAAGTGGTGCTCAATCAGTAATGGAATGGGCTCGTTTGGCTCACGAATCAGTAACCGGCCGTGATGGTTATTCTGACTTTTACAAGAAAGATTTAACCTTAGATATTTTAGGTCCAGTAGGTGATATCGTTGGTGAGTGGATTATCAAAGGTGCTTATTGTAAAACTGCAACCTTCGGTGATTATGATTGGTCTTCAGGCGATGCTGCTATTACTATTAGTATGACAGTTGCTATGGATTATTGCGTATTGAACTTCTAATTCCCCTTCATATTTCTCAACTTCAGGCGTCTGCTTTGGCAGACGCCTTCTTTTTACATATATTTATATACACAATATAAAATAAAATTAGTTTATGGCTGAATTAAAGTTACCAACAGAAAAAGTTTCGTTACCTTCAAAAGGTTTATTGTATTCTAAAGAATCACCATTGTCCTCAGGTGAAATTGAAATGAAGTATATGACAGCTAAGGAAGAAGATATCCTTACTAACACTAACTTTATTCGTCAAGGTGTAGTAATTGATAAATTGTTACAATCATTAATTGTAACTCCAATTAATTATGATGATTTATTGATTGGTGATAAAAATGCAATTTTAATTGCTGCCCGTATTTTAGGATATGGCGCTGAATATTCATTTAAATACAATGATGAACGCAGACAAGAGATAGAAGCAACGGTTGATTTATCTACATTAAAAGAAAAAGAATTGGATGCTTCTTTAATTAAAAATGGTACAAATGAATTCAGTTTTAATTTACCTAAGTCGGGTAATGTTGTTACATTTAAATTATTAACACACGGTGATGAGAAAAAGATTGATGCTGAAATTAAAGGTTTAACTAAAGTAAACCCTAATGGTTCATTTGACATCACCACCCGTTTAAAATACATGATCACTTCAGTAAATGGAGATCGTGATCAAAAATCAATTCGCGACTTTATTGATAATTTCTTATTAGCTAGTGATGCCAGAGCACTACGTGAATATTATACTAAAATTCAACCAGATGTTGAATTAAAATATACCCCAGAAGATGAAAACTATACAGGGGAGGGTATAGATATTCCAATTTCTCTTAACTTTTTTTGGCCTGACTCCCGAGTATAGACCTATACTATTCAAACAAATCCATGAAATAGTATTTCATGGAAATGGTGGATATGATTGGGAAACTGTATATCATATGCCGTTATGGTTGCGTCGAACTACGTTTAATTTAATGAAAGAACATTATGATAAACAAAGTGAAGAGACTGAAAATCAACAAAAAATGTTAGAAAATAAAACCAATAAAAAAAGCATATCTCGACCAAACATAGCCCCCCCAACATATACAGCAAAGGTGCCTAGAAAATAGGCACCTTCAATATTTATATGATGTAATATCTGATTATGCCATCACCAACACCAGAAGAAATACAAAGAGAACAGGAACGACTGGAACTCATACAAAAGCAAAATGCTGCTGCTAAAGAACTAGCTAGTACGTATGAGAAAATGGCTAAATCGTCTAAAAAACTAACAGACGAAGAAAAAGAAATACTTGATATATCTAAAAAAATATCAAAATCTGCTACTGAGATTGAAAAAAGTACTAATAAACGCTTAGATAAGACATCTAGTGTAAAAGAATTAAGTAAATCTATTCAAGCACTAGAGTTTTCTCAACTTAAAAATGCTGATGTTGCTAATAAGTTAGAAAAAGAAAGAAAAGCAGCATTAACATCATCTATGGCTCTAACCAGAGATGCTAGGAATCAAAGAAAGTCCATTGTAGATCTTGAAGGAGCCATATCTGAAAAAATTGCATTAAGAAATGCTGCAGAAGCAAATAACGAGAAAGAAACAGCAACACGATTAGCACGAGAAATTAAAGAAGAAACTAGAATACTTCAACAAAAAGAAAAACAATTTGAAAAAACTAAACAACAAGCCCAATCCCAGAGAGATTTAGCAAAACAAATAGATGAAACTAAACAAGCACATCAAACAGTTATAGAAGAACAGAAAAAAGAAATTGAATTAACTAAACAAGAAGTAAAATTAAGACATCAAAAAAGTATACTTGATGCACTAGGAGAAAAATTTGATATTAAGAAAATTAAAGACATGATAACTTTAGGAGGTCTATTTAAAGTCCTACTAGAATCTGCTCTTAAATTTAATGAAATATCAGTACAAATAAGTAAAAATTTAGGTTATAGTGCTAGTGAGGCAAACAGAGTAACTGAAAATCTAGTAAAAGTAGCTTCTAATTCTGGTAACATAAATGTTACTTTACAGAATGCAGGAGAAGCAATGAGTGAGCTAAATAATGCTACTGGATTAGTAGCTGAATACTCAGCTGATACTCTTGAAACTCAAATAATGTTAACCAAACAGTTTGGGTTACAAGCAGATGAAGCTGCAGGTATATATAAACTTTCTGTTTTAAATAATAAATCTGCTTCTGACACTAACAAAGAAATGGTTAGTGCTTTTGTTGCAGCCAGAAACCAATTTAAAGTAGGAGCTAATTTTAAACAAGTGATGGCCGAGGCCGCTAAAGTATCAGGCCAACTAGCAGCTAATCTAGGGTACAATCCAGAACGCATTACTAAAGCTGTAGTAGCAATGAAAGCATTTGGTACTACACTTGAACAAACCAAAGCACAAGGTGCTGCTTTATTAGATTTTGCATCGTCTCTTGAAAATGAATTACAAGCAGAATTATTAACTGGACAACAATTAAATCTAGAAAGAGCTAGAGCTGCTGCTTTAGCTGGTGATCAGGTAGCTCTAGCAGAGGAACTTGCTAATCAAGGTATGACACTTGAGAAATTCTCAAGTATGAACGTATTAGCACAAGAATCATATGCTAAAGCTTTAGGACTAAGTGCAGACCAATTATCTGATCAATTACAAAAACAGAAACAAGCTCAAGAAAGCGGTAAATCATTAGCTCAATTAACCGAAGAAGAAGCATTAGAAGCTCAAAAAAGACAAACAATACAAGAAAAATTTAATAATTCTATTTTAAAATTACAAGATTTAGTAGGTAATTTAGTATCAGGACCATTTGCTGGACTTTTAGATATATTGTCTTCTATTTTTTCTCTTACAGGATATATTTTACAACCATTTGCTCAATTAGCTAATTTTATTAAAGAATCAACAGCGGCTTCATTGACATTTTTAGGAGTATTAGGTGCTATATACGCGATGAAAAATAGAACCTTTTTAATCCAAAAAGGAGAACTTGCTCTTGCTGCTGTTAAAAAAACATACCAAGCATCCGAAATAGGGCAACTAGGTATTATCCAGACTATAAAATCTAAAGGTTTCTTTAAAACATTAGCTGAGGCAGCAATGGCTGCTTTTAGATCAGTAGCCGCCATACCTTTTGTAGGTCCTGTTTTAGGAGCAGCGGCTGCCGCTACTGCTGTTGGTTTAGGTATGAAATTATTCTCTAAAGGAGATGACGTTATATCACCAGGATATGGTAAACGAGTATTATCTACTCCTGAAGGATCAATTGCTTTAAATAATAAAGATACAATAGTAGCTGGTACTGATTTAGGTGGTGGAGAATCAATGGGTCCTTCAATAGATTTAACACCAATGATTACTGCTATTAATGAAGTTAAAGTAGCTATTGATAGATTATATAGCAAAGATACATCTGTTAATATGGATGGTAAAAAAGTTGGTACAACATTAACACAAGGCTCATACAAAGTAGCATAATTTTTCAATATTTATATCAAACCACTAAATAATACAAATCATGCCAATCATTGATCAATTAAACAGAAGCAATTTAAGCTTACAAGGCAATGGATTTAATCCACAACAGCAGTCACCTGCTTGGGGATATATTGACCCTTCAGCTAATTTAGACCCAGCTGCTAGTAAATTACAAAACACATATTCTGTTGATTCTAACCCACAAGTTAGATTAAAAAATTTCAATAGAACCGGTGTTACTACGGTACCAGCTGAATCTAGATTAGACGAATTAGATACTAGAGCCCCTAGATTAACACCAGGTGGAGTTGTATCTCAAGCATATAAATCTAAACCAGGTCTCCGATACAAAGATTTAGGCCCTGCTGGGGGACGTTATTAATATTATTAGATGCCTCTAATAAATTTACAAACAGACTTAAAATCCATTAAGTATGGGCAAGACCGTCCAGGCGGAGGAGATAGTGGTCTGCCTTATATTCAAACAGACATTAATAGTCTAGATAATCCTAATAGAACACAAGTAGGTAGACTTATTAATAAACTTAGATTTACTAAATTTGATGATGGACTTGTTAGAGGAGGTATTATAGGAGCAGTTAATGCTTCTGTAGTAGATACTTTACGAATAGGTAAATTTTTACTTGATGCTCCTAAAGGTCCATTGTTTATAGTTAAACAAGTTGGATTACAATTATCAAATCCTAAATTAGAGACAAAAAATCTCCGCACTGACAGAAGTGGGATATTTGGAACTATAGCTAACCTTGCTAATAGAATAAATAATACTGTTGGTCCTACTCGTATTTACAATCTAGGTGTAAACACAATAGCACAGATACCAGTAAATGCCTTTGGTGGTCACTTTAACAGACATGGTATATTACCAGTACAAACAGAAGACACAAAATATCTTAGTGTTGTTCAATCTAATAATCAAAATGGAAACAATAGATTACTAGGATTAACTACTAAATTTAAATTAGGTAGTCAAGAAGGAGTTGAAATAAATACTGGTGTTAACAGGGCTAGAACTTTTCTCGGTCGTTTAGCTACTACATTCGGAATAAACATACGTGGCTTAAAACCAGAACAATTAGTTATTAGTGAATATAAAGGAGGACCTGGATCTGTTTATGGTATTTTAGGTAGTACTACTATTAATAGAACACTTGAGGTTACTAATGATTTTAATAGAACAGTAGAAGCCTACAGATGGAGCACAGATTATGCAGGTAAAACTCGAGATGATAAAGGAGCAGCTACTGAAATTAAAATTATAAATACCCAAGACTGGGGTATATCTACTCGATCTCAATCAATACTATCAAAAAGAAAATTCCCTGAATTACCTAAACAAATAAGCAATGTAAATTCGTCTTTTATTTTACCAATTGCTTCAGATAAAGATACTACAGATAGAGATCAACCAGTAGGGTATATTATTACTCCTAATTATAATAATACATTAAAAGTATCTACTCAAACTAGTTCTTCTTTATCAAATAAGAGATTCCCTGAATTACCCGGTAAAATTAATAACCCAAGTGGTTCATTTCCGACATACACTGCTAAAAATTCTGATACAGGATCCGAAAATACTGTTCGCCAAAAAGCAGATCAGAATGTATTTTATTACAACACATTAGGAGTATCTAAACAATATTTTACTAAGAATGAGTCTGCTGAAATAGGAATTACTCCTAATACTAAAAATAAAACAGTTCCTAATGGATTTGACTCAACAAAAGATGCTCTAATAGGATCTGAAGTAAAAACCAATCTTTCAGACCCTACTGGAAATGTTACTGTAGGAACAACAAATAAAAATTACCAACTATATAAACAAATTATAGATACAAGACAATTAAGAGGAGCGGGGGATATTGATAAAGTAGATAATCAAATAGCTAACGAATTTGGCTTATATGATTATAAATCAGGAGAAAAATATGTAGGAGATAATGTAAATTCTATAAATGGTATTTTACCTTCTTCTACTTCTTCTCCGGTATATCAGAATGGGTACGGAGAAGTAGTAAAAGTAAATATACCATGGAATAAAGCTACTCGTGAAATACGAGTAGGAAGTGGAAGAAAAGATATAATTAATTTAACCCCAATGTTTGATGCTGCTGGAAGCTTTGGAGCAGATACTTCTCCTGGTAGTAATACAAAGGATGATATAAGAGATTTAATACGTTTTAGAATACAAGCAGTAAATACCGACAGTCCAAGTAGTGGAAAATGGATGGTATTTAGAGCCTATTTAACTGATTTATCCGATGATACTACCCCAGAATGGACAGATGTAAAATACGCTGGAAGAGGAGATAAATTTTATATATATAATGGATTTACCCGTAAAATAAATGTTAGTTTTAAAATAGCAGCCCTATCAGAAGAAGAAATGAAATATATATACCAAAAACTTAATTTCTTAATGGGACAAGGAATGCCTGATTATCAGAATAATCTAATGAGAGGCCCATTAGTTAGAATGTCTGTAGGAAGTTGGATAGATAGCCAGTTAGGAATTATTAATTCAATATCATTTAAAGTACCTCAAGATTCACCTTGGGAAATAGCATTAGATAAACCTGAAGGAGGAGTAAACAAATTAATACTTCCACATATTGTAGAAGTAACATTAGGATTTACTCCTATTGGTTCTGAAACTAGAGGTAATAATCTTATATCTGAAAAATCCACTACTACTTCTCATATTGCTCAAAATAATACAGGAGATATAGATTTCCAATATATAGGATAGAAATAATAGTAAATATGGCTACTAGATATGATAACAGAACAATATTAACTACCACACAAGGGAAACCTTATATTAAAAGTAAGCAATACCCAAATATTCCATTATCTGAGAGTGATGTTTATGTTGTTACAACTATTGGAGATAGACTTGATCTTTTAGCTTATTCTTATTATAATGATGTAAATTTATGGTGGATAATAGCAGCAGCAAATAACAATGCAACTAAAGGTTCTATGTTCCCTATCCCTGGTATTCAATTAAGAATACCAACCGATGTAAATAAAGTTTTAGAATTATTTAATCAATTCAATCAATCTAGGTAAATGTTATGTCAATATTTAAAGAACCAATTAAACCCGCAATTGTTGAGTCGATAAAAGCTAGACAAGATGCTTTAATAAATCGAACTCCACAAACTCTTCAATATTATAATTCACGCAATGCGTGGATCAGAATGAGTTCTGCTGTTGAAGTAAATGGGGATGGTGGAGATTTAGCTAAAAAATATATATTACAGGGAGGAACAACAGATGTCAATTCAACTAAACGTTCAGGAGTAGGTGATTTTTCCAAAGCATATAGTAATTCCTCAGTAAATGGTACTAAATACCGTTTAGGTATCCGACCAATGCCAGGAATTACCGGAATTGATGTTAAATCTAGATCTGCTTATGGATCATTGCGAGAAGTAACAGTAAATTTTAATGCATGGGATATTCATCAACTTGAAGATTTAGAATTACTTTATATGCGCCCTGGATATACAGTACTTGTAGAATGGGGATGGGCGCCTTATTTAAAAGGAAACCAAGGATTAGAAACTACAGTTAGTTATATTAATTCTGTAGTAAATGCTCAAAAAAATTCTGTTTCTAAAGAAAGTATATGGAAAGATTTATTTAAAAAATCATTAGATACTTATGGTAATTATGATGCTTTATATGGATTCATTAAAAATTACAGTTGGAAAGCTAGACCTGATGGAGGATATGACTGTAGTGTAACTGTAATATCAATAGGAGAAATACTTGAGTCTTTAAAAATTAACTATGTAGAAAGTGATACTGATGTTCCTAGTAAAGGAGTTTTTAGAACAGAACTTGCAGAATTAGGAACTACCGTTCCTTTTAGTACTGATTTAAATTTGGCCAAATCATATGCCCAAAATAAACTTGCAGGGATTATAAATGAATTATATTTAATATTAAAATCCAAATTAAGTGATCTTACAAGTCAATCTATAACACTAAGTGATGGTGTATTGTATGATTGTTTTAGATTTGACCTTACTATAGAAAATGCCCCTGAACAAGTAGCAAAAAGTGATTTCAATAATAATACTCAGATATATATAACTTTAGAAAGTTTAGTTAGTTTATTAAATAGACATATTCTTCTTCAAGACCAAAATGAAAGTCCTATAACAGAACTTTCAGTAACCGAAGGAGGTCACATGAGCAACCCAGGTGCTTTATTATTATGTTTAGGAAACAAATATCAGGTGTCTACTAATCCTTTTATATGTCAAATAAAAAATACAGCTTATAATGATCCCGCTGCATTAGGATTTGAAGAAGGATGGAATGGTGATTTTACAACTATTGTAAATATTATAAAAAATTTAGGAAAACAATACTGGTATGATGATTCATATGAAACAACACAATTAGGTATTATAGGAAATATATATGTAAATCTATCATATGTTTATTCTTTAATTACTAGTGCTGAATTAGAATCTCAAGATAAAAAAGAAAAAAACGAAATATTATTATTTGATTTCTTAAAAAATTTATTAAATGGGATAAATTCTTCTATTGGTAATGTAGCTAACCTAGATGTATTTATAGATCCACAAGATTCAAAAGCAAGAATTATAGACGTAAACTATGCTGATAGCAACTCTAGAGAAGAAGCATGGAAAAACTGTTTTACTTTTGAAATACAAAATACTAAATCAATAGTAAGATCTTATTCATTTGAATCCCAAATATTTCCTGACCAATCTACAATAATTGCTATTGGAGCACAAGCAGAGGGAGGAGCATTAGATGAAAATGTAGAAACATTAATTGACTTTAATCAAAAATTAATTGATAGAGTTGTAACTAAAAGAATATCTCCTACTAAAGCTAAAGATAAAGCTAATACTGCATCAACAGCAGAACAAGCAGAACAAAAAGAAAAAAATCTAAAAGAAAATTATAAAATAATTAATAGCTATTTTAACCAAATTGACCCAGATTGGTATGAAGAATATTTTGGGTTATTTGGAGGAGCTGGTGATTTTGATGTTGAAGATGGGGCTAAATATAGTTCTGCTTTAAGAGATATAATTAACAATTTTACAACTCTTTTAAAAGATGATAGTAAAAACCGTGGTATTATCCCTACTAAATTATCCCTAACAATAGATGGTATAGGGGGACTAATCATAGGAAATATATTTAAAATTCCGGAAGATGTAACACCTAGAGGATACAAAGGAGTAGGGGCAGGCCCTACTAGATTAGCATATGTTATTACAGGGCTAGGACATTCTGTAAAAGATAATGATTGGGTAACCAACATAGAAGCTCAATTTATTATATTAGATGAACCTAAAGGGAAAAAAACAACAACATCACAAACAAGAGAAATTAAAAAAGAAGGAACAGAAGGATCAGGAAACGTAACAACTAAAGAAGGAAAAACTAAAAGAACAGAAAAACCAGGAAAACCTCCAGGCCCTCCTTCTAAAGATTTACCTCCTAATCTAACAGTAGATAAAGTAATAAAAGCAATGCAGAATAAAGGATATGTAATCTATGCTAACACTCCTTTTGGTCGAAACAGATTAAACATTGTTGGTATTAAAAACATAGATAAAGTTTTTGACAATAAAACCCCAGTAACCAATTATTTTTCAGACCTTATAGTAATGTTTTACTATGATGAAAAAGGAGTTAGACATGAGAGAATAGGCAGAAATACAGTAGTTGCTGGATTATATTACCAAGCAACATGGTTTGGAAATGGTAATCCAAAGAGAAATGCTAAGGGAACTAGAACAATAACAACTAAAGAAGGACAATACATAGATGCTTATTTTCAGGGTACCCATAATGGATATCAAACAAAAGCATTAATACAAATAAAAGAAGGTTCAAAAGAAATAGGAGGATTTATATCATATACACAAGATAATTCACTAAATGCTATATATAACATCAGTGGACAAGAAACTGGTCGAAACGGTACAAATATTCATAATTCAGGAAATTACAGCGGTAATAATCCTAAAAAAGAAATAAATAACTGGTCAGGTGGGTGTCAAGTATTTAGAAATATAGATGATTTTAATTGGATGAGCCAAGCAGCTGATAATCAATTAATTAAAACAAAGTATAATAGATTTTCTTATACTTTATTGAATATAAGAGACATAAGTGGATTTGAAAACATAACAGAAATAGTTTAATATGCCTATAAGAGTACCATCTAATCAAGTTATAACTAGTAAATATACTATTGGAAAGGAATTTATATTAGAAAGTACATATAAAGACTACCAAGGATATTATTATGAATTTAATAGTGGATATTATGCTGGGGAAGAATTTAGCATTAGTGCCCCTAAACTTTTAAAAGCAGATTCTAACAAAGTTAATCCTTTAATTAAAAACGACAAAACTTCTACTTATGGAAAGATATCTAATTTTAAATTTTCCTCTTTACCATTTCCCAAATCTATACCAGATACATTTGAAAATGTTCCTGATGATAACAGTGATTTTTTAGCATATTTTATTAAAACAACAACTAAAGATGGAATATTAATTAGACGAATAAGTAAAAGTACATACGATGAATATAGCTTAAATTCTTTATACACAACACTAGCAGTAAAAGTAAATCAGGGAGATACAGGTATTTCTCAAGAAGAAGTAATTAAGGCAGAAAACAAAATGCCTGGGTTTGCTGATTGGTTTTTATCTCAAGCTTCTGGATAAAATTTGTAAGTCCAAATTCTCTTACTTATATTTAAGGATAAAGGTTATGAAATATGTTCTATATAATAGAAAGACAAGATCAATTATCTAAACTAAGCCCATTTGAAGATTGCTTCGTTAAATTTATCCCACACAACGACAATTTCCATCCCAAACTTAGTCCGCTTAGCCTAATATACATCAGATCGTTATCTGAACATAAGGGTTATATTCTGTGCTTAGACCACAATGAATCGTTTTCATTAGACAAACAATCAGTTATTGATTGGCTTAATATTAATACAAACAAATTGTGGGTATTAAATAAGAAGGAAGCAATGTGTTGGTTTCCCAACGCTGATAAATTGTATGATGTTAACTTTATTGAACAGCCCAACTTAACAGAAGCACTAAACATACCAGCTATTACGTTTTATTATAGCAAACATACCAACTATCCAACTGTAAATCGGCTGATTCCTATTAGCAAACACTACGAGGAATGCGAGAATGTATTTGATGTAGTACTACCTATAATCCAAAAATACCGAGCAAATAACGTTGCTTATGCGTTTAATAACGGCCCACTTACGCGCGTGTTTCACGAGATTGAATCGCAAGGTATTAAAGTAGATAAACAATGCTTCATTGATTGCTATGGCAATGATTTAAGATATCCTGAATTTAATTTAGCTAAAGGTAAAATATATAGCCAATACAACTTATATACTACTACTGGTCGTCCATCCAACACCTACAACAGTATTAACTTTGCAGCATTAAATAAAAATAATGGTGAGCGAATGTGCTATAGACCACAAAATACTAAATTTATTGAACTTGATATTCAGGGATATCATCCACGATTGATTGGTGAAATGATTGATTTCAATTTCCCAAGTGATAGAAATTCGTATGAATATTTAGGTGAACTGTTAGGTGTAAGCCAACAAGAGGCCAAAGAATTGACATTCAAACAATTGTATGGTGGTGTTTGGGAGGAATATAAATACCAACCATTCTTCAAAGATGTAGCAAAATACGTTGATGAACTGTGGGATGAATTTCAACACCAAGGGTATGTCAAAACACAAAATCGTTGTTTTAATCGCTCTGAATTACCAGATATGACGCCGGCTAAGTTGCTGAATTACATCATCCAAAGCTGCGAAACATCAACAAACGTTATGTTAATCCATGCAATACAGAACATATTAAAAAATAAACAAACCAAATTAGTGTTGTATACTTATGATGCATTCCTATTTGATTATGCTAAAGAAGATAGCAACGAATTATTAACCGAAATACAAGACATTATCCATTATCCTGTAAACATTAAGCAAGGTAATACATATCACGGCTTAACAAAAATCTAAATATTTATGATGGCACAATTAAATGAATTTTTGGACT